CATACTACCCATGTTCATTGTATTAGTACTTACAATTATTAAATTGTCTGCTATTTTTTCATTATATATATTTCTTGCCTCCCTAAGTGCTAGTTTATCTTCGTCAGTTAATCCACCAGATTTAATTTTCTTTTGATTTATTTTTTTATATCCTACCTCATTATTTACCAAATAAGTTAGGAATTTAATCTTGAAAGCACTTATGTCTTCTTCGTTTGTCATCAACAATGTTCTATATCCATTAGATGCTAAAGATAAGGCTAGATTAGATAATAATGTACTTTTCCCAATATTTATAGAACTGGCGATAAAATTCAACGTCCTCTTTCTTAACCCTAATATTTCTTTACTTATAGTTGGTAAAAACTTAGAAGATAAGACATTTTCAAATAAAAATCCAACCTCATTACCATTTTCAAGATTTTCAATAAAGTCCATGCTTATTTCACCAACGTGTTCCTTTACATCCGAATTAATACTAATTGGCAGATAAGAAGTGTCTCTACTTTCTTTAAAATTTAATAATTCATCTGTTGTCATTTTATCAGCCAAATTTAACCAACTAATTTGAGTTTCACCTTTTTTAGTTGTTATAGTTATCTCTTTTGTTAAATCCAACCCATCTTCCCAAAATGATATTAACATATTATGTTTAAGCAACGAATCAATGTATGAATTGGCATTTTCTAATTCTGTTGTTCTCATTAATATTTCTACCATTTTAAAACCACCTAAGTCAGTATACTCTTTAACTAGAGAAGGTTCACATTGAAGTTTAATATCTAAATCTGTCGCCTTTAATACATTATTATCTGAAAGCGTTTTAACGATTCTATATAATACCATTCCTTCATGTGTTATAAATATATCGTTTAAGTTATATTCTTTAACACTCATTATGTCTTGGAATAAAACTCCCAAAACAGTTCCTTCAATGCTTTTTCTATTTTTTTGTAGATAGTCTGGCAATTCTTCATATAATATTTTCATATTTATCACCCCTTTATTAATTATTTTCAATCTGTACTTTTTCTATATTCAATAATTACCATCCCCACTTTCAATTACTCTTTTTTTTATGTTCCTCATTATAATACATTTTCTATCACTCCTCTCTTATATTACCGTATTAACATTAATTCACCAAAAATTACCTATGATTGATAAAAATTTTGACCTTTTATACGTCGTTCTAAGCCCTTTAAATTTATTCATTGATAATTTATACCTACAAATATAGCTCAAGTCGATTTAACTTGAGCTATTTATTAATTATTTTTTATATTCCTTTATTAATTTTTTCATATAATTAAATATACTATTCGGGTCTCTTCTCTGTCTTTCCACTTCATTCCAATCCATTTTAGTACGTGAATAGAAATCTCCATGACCTCCACATTCTACATGACCATTAAGAACACCCATATTTATTTCTGTCCCATAGTATACGCATATATCATTATTTTTAAAACTAAACATTAAATCTAATGCTTTCTTTACTTTTTCTATATTGTGATTAAAACTAACCGTTATTCTTGTTTGGTCGTGATTGTCTAAGAATATTACGGCATTTTCTTCATTATTAGTTATCTGTAATGACTTGTTATTTATTATTGAATCTTTTATGTATCCTGCCTGCTCAAAGTTGAAGGTTTTCATTCCACTCTCCATAGCATATTTATTAGAAACTTCAAAAGTATCCCAGGCTTCTCCTATTATGTATGCATTAGGTTTGATACTATATACATAATCGCAGAACCATTTCCAAAATTCAATCGGATTACCAGATGCATAGATTATAGCATCTAATCTAAATCCATCTACTTTATGTTCTATTAGCCAAAACTTTACCACTTCTTTTATCATATCTCTTACTGTTTCAGATTGATTGTTTAGCTGTGGCATGTCGAAGTTCCATTTTGCCAGATAATATTTCTGATTGTCATGACATATTCTCCATTGATTATTTTGTTGTTTATCACTCCAAAAGTAACAATCATTATTCCCTTTTATACTTTCTTTAAATAATTCATTTTGTGTACTTGTGTGACATAATACTAAATCTAATAAAACTTCTAAGTTATTTTCATGTGCTACTTCTACAAATCTATCAAAATCTTCTAATGTTCCGTATTCTTTTTTAATATCTGTGTAATCTATTATATCGTATCCATGTTGATTGCAAGAAGGGAATATAGGAGTCAGCCATAAGGTTGTTACTCCTAATTCCTTGAAATAATGTATTTTATTAGTTAAATCTTGGAGGTCTTTACAAAATGCTGGAAAATATATCTCATAAATTATTCTTCTTTTTTTATTCTGCATAATAATCACCTCTTATAATATTATTTAAATCCAATAGTTGATTTTTTTACTTTTTTATCTCTAACCATTCTTTTTATTATATGTAATAAACAACCTTGATTAACTTTACGTAAACCTTTATCTACGGCATATATACCACTATGATTACAAACTGTATGAATAAATGCTCCAGTTTGTCTTTCTGTCATTTTAGCCAATAATTCGTAATCTATATCGTCCTCATGTTTAAGTTTACCAACATATAATTTAAATAGTTCAACTCTTAATTCATAAGAAGGTAAAGGAATAGTTATAACCTTATCAAATCTCCCTTCTCTAATTAACGCTGGGTCTAATTGTTCTACTAAATTCGTTGCTCCTATAACTATAATCTTATTATCACTTGCTTCATTCATACAAGATAATAGTTTGTTCATTGCGCTTCTATATTCCTTGTTATCGTCTCCTCCACGATTTACACCTATAGCATCAATTTCATCTATGAATAATAAACCTCCACCTTTATTTTTTAAATTATCAAATACTTCTTGTACTCTTTTACTACTTTCTCCTACATATTTATCTAAAAAATCTGAAGCTACTATTGATTTAAAATTCATATTAGATTCACTGGCTATTGATTTAGCTAATAATGTTTTACCAGTACCTGGTGACCCTTCTAGTAATATTCCACTTGGTAATTCACATCCAATCTCTTTATATTTTTCCATATTTTTTACAAAGTTTATTGTACTAAGCACGTCCTCTTTTATTTCGTCTTCAAGTATTACATCGTCTATTTTATATTCTTTGGTTTCTTTTTTACTGCTGTTATTTTCCTTCCATCTAGTATAAGCTTTTTCATAATGTTCAATAATAGGTATGCCTATTGATTCTCCATATTTAAATTTTAATATTTGTTTACATAATAATATTGCTATTCTTGTTAAGGTATCTTTATTGGTGGTTTCTAATTCTTCATAATCTATGAATTGATAAGCACTAAAATCACTAATTAAGATACATTCTTCAATGTCTGGTTTAAGTTTTGTAGAAGTTAGAAGGTCTAATTTTTCAAAAGCAAATAATAAACATTCAAAATCTACCGTTAATTGATATAAATCCTCGTTTGCAAGAAAATATCTTTTTCTATTTTTTTCATCCATAATATCAACTCCCCTATTTTATATTTATCATATACCCATTTAGACTTATTCCTTTAACACGATTATATAAATAGCTATCTATCACGTTATCGTTTAATAAGATATTAATTCTTTTTAAATTAATATCTATTGAATCCCATTCACCAGTATAATAAGTGTTTTCTTTATTATTTGTTGACGTAATAACTAAATTATTTTCCATTAGTGAAATCCTCCTTATAATCCTAATATGTCGTCAATATCTCTTCGCTCTTTTTTCTTTACATTAACTACTATATCAAAATCCTCATCTACAAAACTTGGTTCTACTTCTTTAACCTCTTCTGTTTTTTCTTTAGATTCTTGTTTGTCTAGTTGATTCTCGGCTATATAATGTTGTAATTGATTTTCTAACATTGATAAACAATATTTAATTCTTGAATTAACAGTTTTAAAATCTATATTATTTAATATATCTAACATATCTTTTTCATATTTATTAATAAATTCATATATATCTTCTTGTGAAAAATTATCAGTAATACTTTTATAAGTACTTTGAAAATATATATTCTTTTCTTTCTTATTTAATCCACAAATAGTTCTAATTTTTTCTCTATTTTCTTTTTTAACTTCCTTTTCTTTTTCTTTTCTTTTTACCTCATTTTGTTTTTCATTTAAACATTCTTCACTACAATAATAATTATTTCGTAGTACGCCACTATTAGTTAAATACTCTTCTACATATGCAGTATCTTTAGGTATTTTAGATTTACAGTATTTGCAAGTAACCATTTTGGGTTTTGCCATTTAATCACCTCCACAAGGAAGTGGAGAAATTAATCTCCACTATTTATTATTGTAATTTAGCTAATACTTCAGTTAATTGTTCTACGTCTAAATTTGCTACAGATTTGATATTTTTCTCTTTAAGATAGTCTTTTACAATTGAAAATTGAAAATAGGGATAACCACATCAAAATGGTTCGATATAGTTCTCTTTTACTTTTCTTCCAGTCTAATTTGTTTTCGATAATGCTATGTATATGTTCGACATTGTTGAAAATAAATTACATAGATATCTGATGGCAGGTTCATGGGAAACATTCTGCCTTTCCTGCTGTTATATTATTGAATGTATGACCATTTGGCAGACAGTTGATTGTTAAAAAGGTACTTTGCATTACACAGTACTGTTAATCGCAGTTAAGCCCTTGCAGAGTGCCGTTAAAAGTGATAAAAAAATAGTTGCAAATGGAATAATCGCACGATTTTTGACTTTTCTTTGTCGAAAGAAAAATGTTAAATTTAAATGTTTGATAAAATAATGAGAGTATGAAAAAGATGTGGAAAAATGTGCTTGGTATAGTTCTCGTGGCTGCAATCAGTGCGGGGGCGGCTGTTGGGACGAGTGCTTACCTGATTAATAAGAATCAACCGGTATTTGGCACTTCCGGCTCAGCAAATACCTTCAACCAGCCGATCCGGTTAGCCGGTTATAACACGGTTGCTGCAGAGAATACGGATTTTACTACGGCTGCAGAAAGTACGGTTCATGGCGTTGTGCATATTAAGGCCACGACAAATGCCAAACAATATGCCGACGGAGGCAATCAGCCGCAGTATGTCGATCCATTCGAGTATTTCTTCGGATTCGGAGGACGTGGAGGGTTCCAACGCCCGCAACCGCAACCACGGGTCGGGGCCGGTTCCGGGGTGATCATTTCGACCGATGGATATATTATAACGAACAATCATGTGATCGATGGAGCGGATGAGCTGGAAGTGACATTGAA